GGTAGTGGGCCGTGGTAAAACACAGCGAGTAGTTCCACCTGATGAAGTGTATAAACTGGCTGAAATTGGTATGACTGATAGAGATATCGCAGAGTGGTTTATGGTTAATGAAGACACCCTGAGATACAACTTTGCGGAATATCTGACAAAGGGACGTGCAGGACTAAAGCGCCGCCTTAGAGCGGTGCAATTAACCACTGCACTCAACGGTAATGCCACCCTGCTAATATGGCTAGGTAAGAACATTTTGGGTCAAAGTGACAACCCAACAAGCAGTCAAGACAATCAACCATTGCCTTGGACAGATGACGAACTGCACACAGCAGTCAAGGAAGAACACGGTGCCATTGAGTCTAGCCCAGAGTAAGATAGTCCAGGCTCCACAGCGTTTTAAAGTGGTAGTGGCTGGACGCCGCTTTGGCAAGACTCACCTCAGCATACGACAGTTATGCTATTATGCCCGTGAACCCAACAAGGATGTTTGGTATGTGAGTCCCTCATACCGCCAATCCAAGAACATTGTATGGAAGAAGCTGAAACATAAACTGCAAGACTTAAAATGGGCAGACAAAATAAATGAAACTGAACTCACAATCCATCTCAAAAATGGATCTACTATAAGTCTCAAAGGCGCTGATAATCACGATAGTCTGCGTGGAGTTGGGCTTGACTTTATCGTACTGGATGAGTTCGCTGACATAGATCCATCAGCGTGGTTTGAAACACTACGCCCTACACTTTCAGACAAAGGTGGCAAAGCCTTATTCATTGGCACCCCTCGTGGCATTGGCAACTGGGCCTATGAACTATATCAGAACACACTGGATGATCCTGAACACTGGGCCAGTTTTCAGTTTACCACTATTGATGGTGGCAATGTTCCAGAAGAAGAAATACACCAGGCACGCAAGGACCTAGATGAACGCACATTCAAGCAGGAATATCTAGGATCATTTGAAACATTTGCAGGTAGAATTTATTATGGTTTTGATCGTGCTCACAATGTGAAACCCACAGTGTCAGCCACAGTGAAACAGCCAGTATTATACACAGGTTGGGACTTTAACATAGATCCTATGAGTGTGATAGTGGCATATCGCCAAGGAGATAATTTGTATGTCATTGACGAAATCCGTATGTTTTCTTCTAACACCCAAGAAGCAGTGGATGAAGTTAAAAGCAGATACCCAGGCATTAAAATCTGGGCTTATCCAGATCCAGCCTCAAGACAAAGAAAAACATCAGCAGGTGGTTCCACGGATCTTACAATCCTTGCCAACGCAGGATTCATAGTCAAAGCCCCTAACAGTCATACACCTGTCAGAGATAGAATAAACGCAGTAAATAGTAGATTGTGTTCATCAAATGGTAGTAGACATCTTTTTATTGATCCTAAATGTCGTAACACCATAGAGGGACTTGAAAGACAGACTTATAAAGAAGGCACTAGCCAACCTGACAAAGACTCAGGTTACGATCATATGATGGACGCACTGGGTTATATGGTTGATTACTTGTTCCCAGTTCGTAAAGACACCAGTGAAATTGCACAGCCTAAGACTTGGGGACATCAGGTTCAAGGCACAAGTGCTATTTCTAAAACAGCGTTCAAATATTGAGGAATAAAAATGCCATCAGAAAATACATCAACATCGTTTCAACAGTATCTTAATCTAGTAAGTCCCAATAAGATCTACAATGATTATAACAGTCGTTGGAAATTCTATCTAGAAAGTTATATGGGTGGTGAAGAATATCGCCAGGCTGGACATCTAGTGCGTTATCAATTAGAAAGCCAGTCAGAATATCAAGCACGCCTAAACTCCACTCCATTAGATAATCACTGCAAGTCAGTGGTATCAGTTTACATTTCATTCTTATTCCGTCAAAATCCAGAACGCGACTTTGCTGGACTAGATATGAACCCTGCTGTTGAACAGTTCCTCAATGATGCTGACTTAGAAGGACGCAGTCTAGATGCATTTATGAAAGATGTGGCAACTTGGGCTTCAGTGTTTGGACACTGTTGGATTATGGTTACCAAGCCCAACCTAGGTGCAGTCACTATGGCAGATGATATGGCTATGGATGTTCGCCCCTATGTGAACCTTATGACTCCATTGACAGTGATTGATTGGCAGTGGACACGCAAGCCTAATGGACGCTATGTTTTAACCTATTTGAAATACATTGAAGAAGTCAATGACACTATCTCAACATTCAAAGAGTGGACTGAAGAACTAATCATAACCACAGTGGCAGACAGTCAGAGCAAAAAGATCCTTGAGCAGATAGAAGAAGTCAATGGTATGAGGAACATTCCAGCCGTGCAAATCTACAGTAATCGTTCACCAGTTAGAGGTATTGGCATTTCAGACCTCAGTGACATTGCGGATCAACAGCGAGCCATATTCAATGAATACTCAGAAATAGAACAACAGATCCGCTTACAGAATCACCCAGCATTGGTTAAGACTGCAGACACAGAAGCAGGTGCTGGAGCAGGTGCAATCATAATGATACAGGACAATCTAGATCCAGGCTTGAAACCCTATCTACTTGAACCTAGTGGCAATGGATTAGAAAAGATTTACTCCAGCATTGATGCTCGTATCCGTGCCATAGACAAGATGGCTAACACTGGTGGAGTGCGTAACACATCAGCAGTCACCAGCAGTGGCATTGCACTACAAACAGAATTTCAATTGCTAAACAGTAAACTCAGTGAGAAAGCGGATCAACTGGAATTGGCAGAAGAACAGATATGGCGTCTATTTGCTCAATACATTGGCAGTGAATGGCAGGGTGAAATTGACTATCCTGGTTCATTCAACCTACGCGATACACAAAATGAAATAGAACAATTGGTTAAGGCTAAGTCAGCCGCAACTGATCCTAGAGTATTGGCAGTTATAGATCACGAAATTGTGGAGTTCCTAGGTGAAGATGCTGACATCATACTACCAGAGATGGTCGTCTTGACAACAGGTGAAACTGTGCCTAGTGATGCCACAGAACCATTTGAGAATCCTGAAGAACTGTTTAATCCTTCAACTGGTGAATCAGGTTGGGTCATTGACTTTGCCAGCAAGAAAGAAGCACTAATGAACGGTTGGGTAGAAGCAGAATGATATACACCACATTAGAATTAGCAGTCTTGGCTATGGTGCCAGAAGATAATGTGGGTCTACTACCTCAACAACAGGCTCAATATCAGTTCCACGAAAGCCAAGTTGAACAATATGGACAATACAGTCAAGGCATACTGGCTAATGGCTCACACTATGGTGCAGTAAGTCCCTTTGCCGCAGAAGGCATTGTGTGTGCCAACTGTGTTTACTATGAAAATAATGCCTGTCATATAGTTCAAGGTGCAATTGCCCCAGCAGGCATTTGTAAATTCTGGATCATACCAGAAACAACATTAGGAGAATGATATGAGTTATCATAAAGGTAAAGGCGGCGGTAAAAAGCCACCAAAGAAATAATATGCCCGTTCATAAAGCAACAGGCCCTAGAGGCGGTATGGGATGGCAGTATGGCACACACGGTAAAGTCTACCCTACTCGTGCTGCCGCTGTTCGCCAGGCTCAGGCAATAAAAGCCAGCCAATACAGTGCCAAGAAAGACAAATAACTGAAACCCTTCAAATAACTATATACAAGTGCATTTAGGGTTAAATGCAATAAATAATTTAATACAACTCCCAAGGAGGCGAGAGTAACAATGACTCAACAAGAAACATTGGTAAACGACAAGGTAACTGATACCACAGACGTAACTGAAAATCAGGCACAAGCGAAAACCTATACACAAGATGAAGTAGATGGTATGTTGGCCCGTATGAAAGGCTCACTTGCCAAGAAACTCTTGAAGCCCTATGAGGACCTAGGTGATCCTGAAGAACTTAGAACAATCAAAACAGATTGGGAAAGAAAGCAACAGGAACAGCAGGTTAAGAAAGGGGAATTTGAAAAAGTTCTACAGGAAAAAGCTCAAAAGTGGGAAGCTGAAATCCAAAAGAGAGATTCAGTGATTAAGGAATACAAAGTCAATACTCCCTTGCTCAGTGCCGCTGCCAAATATCGTGCTGTGGCTCCAGAACAGGTTAAACAGTTATTGAGCACCAGTGTTCGCTTAAACACAGAAGGTGAAGTAGAAGTATTAGGTAAGGATGGCTCAGTTCGTTATGCAGATAACGGTGCTCCATTGGCAGTTGAAGATTTAGTCAAGGAATTCCTAGATTTAAATCCTCATTTTGTCTCAGCCTCGCCTGCAACTACCAATACCAAATCATCAGTCTCTAACAATGGATCAGGCAAAGTGGATATAAAAACGCTGGATATGAAAAATCCAGAACACCGTAAAGTTTACGCAGAATATCGTAAACAAAACGGTATAGCCTAACAATCTTAAGGAGATATTATTATGGCAGGTTCAACAACCTCAACACTAGACGACTTATTGCCGTCTATCATTCAAGAAGCAATGTTTGTTGCTTCAGAAAGAAGTATTATGCGTGGATTAGTTCGCAACTATTCACTATCACCAGGACAAGGTAAGAC